TTGCATCAATTCTGATACACCATTAACATTAATGGAGTAAGTACCATTAACAGTTGGATAATTTACAATAGTTGAATACGTATTGGCAATAGTTGCCGTGACTTTCCAATTAGGATAATTATACTTCCCAATACCACTATCCCCATCCCAAGCTAGATTGTTCAACTGAATATCCCTACCATTACCGGAAAAGTCAATCAGCTTATCGCCAAACTCTGCGTGGTTCTCGTTGGTGATTCCCTGCTTGATAGTATTACACAGTATATCAGGTTTAAGAGTTCTATCCAAGTTGAAGTAGGCGATTACTTGATGAATCCAGTCTACAGGGACGTTTTCTTTATTAAAAACAAAAGTACCATAATACGCATAACTGCTGTCTTCAAGCCCGATGGTTAACTTCGAATCAAAGGTAGTATATTGAACAGCTTGTAGCTTCTCTTTGTCTCCAAGCTCCACGATCTTTTCACCACTACTGCTAGTCCCTGCCATAAAGGTTTGACCGGAATAATCGCTTACTTGGATTCCGCCATCTCCTATGATATTATACTTTCCTGTGCCTGATATGTGGGTTATTAAACTCACCACCGTAATCTCATTACTTCCTCCCAGCATCTCCTGTACGGTTTTGGTGGAAGTAATCATATCATTCACTCCGTCGGTGACGAATGCACCCTCGAAAGAGGGGATTTGCTCGATAGTTATATTACAATCTCCTTTATAACCAAATATCGCAAATCTAAAATTAGTAGCAAAAACTCCTTCATGCGCAGAAGAAGAAGGTAAATCATAAGTACCATCAGAATAATATGTTTTTCTTACATATTGGTCTGAATCATCTAAATAAGTAAAGGTTAGTCTAGCACCAACTTCATCCAATCCTCGTACTCGTATTTTTACAGAATCAATAGCTGGTAGACTTTTCCCCCAACTATAAACTACATTTCCATCAGATTCTTGTTTAATCTTACTGATTTTAATAAATTTATAATCAGTTGTAAGCACTGATTGGTCTGTCCTATCTAAAGAATTAAAGTCAACTTCATACTTCCCAAACCCGCTATTAAGCTTGAAAGCTGCGTTACTAATCACAAACGGATTGTCAGGGTCCACCAAGTTCTTGACAACAGCCCTGTCCGGATCGTCGTTGCTCTTACCGTAGCAGATGCACACAGCTTTCAAGGATGCTAAGACTTCCGGGTCGATGTAAGGACGGTCGGAAGCAGCTCCCGGAACTCCCAACTTAATCGCATTGATGCGGATAGGATCAAGCCCTATCCGGTCAAGCCTAATCGGATTTAATCCTATCGCTCCCATTATTCTTCAGATTCAAAGTATTGAGCCTTGACAGGCTGCGTTTCACATTCAACCTTGATGTATTGTCCGGGTATAAGACCGACAACGGGACGGGCGAAATTCAGAGTAGTGAAATTTCTAGTCTCTACAACAGAGTATTTTTCTCCATCATAGCTTATATAAACAGCCAGCTTCCCGGATTCTTTAAACTCTAGCTGGAGCCCAATGGTTTCTGAATTTACCTGAATGGCATCGCTTAGATAACGCTTTTCTGCGATCTGGCTAAATGTGATATCTGTTGATTTCATGATTGTTCCTCCTATTTTTTTGCTGTTATTACTGTATTTCGTAAGAAATTCGGGTACTCTTCCCGCACATCAAAACAAGGACACGCCTTGATATATTCAGCCGGTTCTACCTCACCTGAATCGTCTAGGTCGGGTGAAGTATCACGATGTCCGAGAAGCTCGATGATAGGATACTCTTTGCAAAGCTTGTCAATCAGTTGCCGCAAACTAGCCTTTTGAGCCGGAGTGCGAGTGTCTGCGGGCTTTCCATTTGCATCCAGTCCGCCAACATAACAAATGCCGATCGAGTGCTTGTTATACGATTTACCGGAAAATCCCTTTGTGTTACAATGTGCTCCATCAACGGTGAGCGGTCTGCCCTCTTCGATCATTCCGTCCAGGTCGATTACATAATTATAACCGATCTGATTGAATCCCCTTGCCCGGTGCATCCGGTCAATGTCCTTTGCTCGCAAGTCTTGCCCGGCACGTGTTGCCGAGCAGTGAATGATGATTGAGTCTATATCTTCTCTCTTCATATTATTTCCTCCTATAATATCAATGTTAATACTCCCAACGCCAGCCCCACACAATCACAGATGATGTCTTTAATTGAAAACTCTGTTTTCTTGCAGTACTTGTCGTACACTTCCTTTAGGATGAAGATCACGACGGTTATAATGATTGCTAACCACAGTGGCGTATATTTCGATAGCCATATTACCAGGTTCTGGCAGACTATAATGTGAGCCATGCCGTCTATGCCGATCTTGGATAGAAGCTTGCTGGCTAAGGCGCTGATTTTATTTATCATACTACTAGTTTTAAATCTTTCAAAGTTTCATTAATCCTATGAATGCCTGCATCGTAATACTCTTTATCAATTTCAAAACCAATAAACTTTCGATTGGTATTGATACAAGCCACAGCAGTAGAACAACTTCCAGAGAACGGATCTAATACGACATCACCTAGTTGCGTGACTAATGCTAATAGCCGTTCAATCAACCTAACCGGCTTCTGGGTAGGGTGTATTGCGGAGTAATGATCTCGTGCACATTTTATAATCGACTTTTCATTTAATCCAAATTCCATTGATTGCATAACATTGCAACATCTATCACCAGTTTTACGTTTATCCGAGTTTATTCCAAATTTTGTAAACGTTTCGCAGTCTGTTCTATCTACCCTAATAATTGTTTTCTCATTCATGCCTTGTTCAAACATACGCATGACAGATACACATCTATCTTCCTTAGTAATATCAGATGATATTGATATGTTGTTTGCTTCCCAGCTATCAGAAGTATCCCGACAGTTGTTCTCTAAAAATTTTTTAACAGATTCCATTGATTTAGATTGAGTAAATACCGAACGCAACCTCTTGATGTCCTGTATTACACTTGCTATGTCGTACTGTTTCATCTCAAGATACGGAACTTTGCATTTATTAATAGTAGCTTTAGGCATTGAATTAATAGATATGGTTTCATGTACCCTAGATAATCGCATTAATGGTGAAGTGCAATAACCTTTATCCCAGATAATTTCCTCTTTAAATTTAAGTCCTAAATCTGATAGAATGGTATTCCAGCGATAAAATGACGTACCGCGACCGAACAGAACGATAAATCCCGTAGGCTTTAACACCCGTTTAAATTCTGTGAATAAAGCGTGCTCATCAAACGGACGATCTAATTTCTGCCCCTTCAAATAGAGATAGGGTGGGTCGGTTAAAATGCAGTCTATACTTGCATCAGGAATGCGTTTTATACCCTCAAGACAATCCTCGTTATATATTTTATTTATTTGATTCATGTATTTCCTCTTTTTCGATTATATCCTTCACATCTTCCTTATCAACCTTAAACACCTTCTTACCAAACACACCCAAAGCCCCGATAAGATTGATGTTAATCCCCTTTGGCTTCAGTATATTCCCAACTATCGAGCATCCCTCTATGAAGCATACCAATAAGCAGGAATACACATCTATAGGATATTCATTGTGGCTTGCTACGCTAATCATGCAGACCATGCAGACGAAAGCAAAGTAAGTGACCATCTTTCCCATAGTGGCACGGATCGCACGTGAGAATCTTACCTTTTCACCCATTAGTATACTTTTCCTTACTCCGAATAGGAGATCACAGAGGATTACAGCACATGAGACAATCAGCCACGGAATCATATTTTGCAATGATTCGGCAACAAATGCAGTGGCTATTGCGGCAAATCCTCCGGTTGTGGTATGTACTATTGCTTCTTTCATAAGATACAAGTTAGATAAACGGTTAACAACGAAACTACCTCTATCCAGAACATAGGCTTTCTCTTTATGAAGTCAGAGATGAAATTGCCTGTCCAGTGCTTCTTCATGGAGATAACCATGTACGCAATGAATCCAACCCATAACAGTAACCAACACCAAGAATTGCAACCTACCCATATCTGGGAGAAGATCAAAGACATGGCAGCGCCGATACAGTGAGGAACTTTTTGTTCTGTTCGAAAATTAGGAGATACCCCCAATACAATCATCCCGACAACCGAAAGGAATACAAGAAACTGGCTGTTTTCCGTACTTGCTTCAAATGCTGCCGGAAGAAGCAATGCACCGGAGCCGATCATGCACAAACCGAACCAAAACTTATGCGTCAGGGCATAGTAGGTGTCACTGATAGAGTAAGGAATTTCCTCCATCTTTTTAATCATTGCAAAAACATATCCGGCAATGAGAATGAATGACATTAATACTAGTAGAATCATAGCTTTATTTGTTATAGTTCATAAATTTAAGAATAGAAGTAAGCGATGAAATCAGGCATCAGTGGATACATGCTTTCAATGGGAATACTAATATCCGTATATCGGTCAGTGATAGTAAGCCAGTTATTTCGATAGGTATCCCGGATACTTTTTTGCATTTCTGTTTCTTGAACATCCCCACGCAATACCGCTTTGTCGTACAAATCTACCGCCTCTAATTGACGTTTCCGATCAAACCGGGCTTTAGACAGCTCCGATTCCAAAGTTATTACACCATCGGCTACAAGCTGCTCACGTGTTTTCTTTACGATAGCGCCATCCGAAACAGTCTCATTTGCGGGAAGGGATATTATACCCCTTTCATACAATTCTATTCGTGTGGCTTCACGTACATACTCCTTATCTCCGTCCTGTACGTAGGTGATATAATGCGGAAGATCTTCTCCGACAAACTCTATTGCCTTACCCCCAAAATATGCCGGATAATCCTTTACCGGATGATCTTTGACTGCAAAAACAAGAGCTGTACCTTTCTTTGCGTTTTCCCTGTCTAAATAAATATACTTTTCCATATTTTGTATGTTTAAATGTTATGATTTTCTTTCCCATATATGGACCTTGATATATGGCGGAAGGATGCTGAATTCTTTTCCTCCTCCAGTTTCAGCAAGGTTTCCGCTTAGTCCGTGAGAGTGGGTTCCGCTTTCAGACGTGGTTGGATTTGTATAGCTGGTATAAGGAGCAGCACTACCTGTACTTTCACCTCCTGCTGCACCTGATTGTCCCCATCCGTTTCCGGATGCTGCCGATTCCATACCGTAGTTACCGCCATTCGGAGCAAACAGGTAGTTTGGATTGCCGCTGTCGTTTCTATCCGACATCTTAACACTATGCGAGTGTGACGGCTGTGTATGGCTATGGCTGTCTACCTGATGACGGTGATTGCCCGCTGTATGGGTATGGGAACCGGACTCATCTGTTTTCGCAGTAAGTGCGTGAGTATGGGCAGGCATATTCTCAACGCTTAGCACAACCGAAGAGCTGCCACCGGTTGCACCACTTTCCTCCTGCTCGGAGGTACCGTAAAGGAAACGACCCTCCAACTTCTCCCAAGTTGTGCCCGGATAACGGACGGCAGGGTTGTCAGTCAACTTAGTTATAAATATTCCGCCCACGGGGACAGGGCAAATCAATATTTCATTAGCATGATCGCCCGTTACTGTAAATATGTATTTTTCTTCTGCCATAGTTTATATTTTTATTCTGATGGATTAAAATCCTCATTTGCAAAGTCTTTGTAATTTTGTATATACCAGAAACTGAAATCTCCAAATGAAATACATCTCAAAACAATTTCTTTATCCGAAACACGTACTTTTGATATTTGTATTGGGGAGCCTGCTACTGGAATATATCCGGGGTAGAAGAATATACCGTTTTCTTCTATTGTCAGATCAAAGAAGCTTCTGGAAGACCTTGTTGTCATAAACCCGGAATAAATTCTAACTTCTGAACCATTATATTCCGGACTGGGAGCGGGAAGCTCTATGATTTGATCGCCATATATATTTCCGTAACGTACTACAAAGTATCTCCCCTCCGATAAATCCATAGGTGTCGGAGTTGAATCCGCATTTATTTGAAACATCTTATAAGGTAGAGACAAAGACGCCATCAGGTTAAGATTCCCAAGTTCATCCCAGACAAGATTCTTTGATGCAAGGAATCCGCTTCCGTCTTTCTTGAGCGCCCATTTTTCACCGTTTGATAATAGCTCATCGGCATTTATATTATCAGCTTTAAGGCGTGGCTTTCCGTTTTCTCCTATTTCAAAGACGGCAATCTGATTACCATCCCGATCTTTTATCATGAAATTATCGGTTGAAACGTCAATTTCGGCACCGTGTATTTTCAAACCGGTTACAGGGTCAAACTGAATGAATGCGTCTTTATCCCGTGTGCCTGTATAACTGCGTCCGTATGTATTCGAATAGAACTGTTGTGTCTCCTGGTCGAATCCTTCTTCTTTCACCGCCTTTCCATCCAAAGAGTAAGAATCTATTCTCTGCAACATCTGTATGGTAGGAGCAGTAAGTCCGTAGGCGGACAGAAGTATCGCATTCTGACGTGCCGGGTCTGTACGGTTTCCCAGTTGGATTATCTTATCACCCGCTTGCGGAATATCACTGCCTTCAGCACAATCATCTACAGATAAATCAATATAATTTTCGCCTACAGCCAGAACATAACGCCAGTAATAACGGTTGGATACATTTTCATAAACCCCTTCTTTAATGTTGAACTGCCTGCATTGCGCCATGTCTCCGGCTGCGAATTGGTTGATAATGGCTTTCTCACCGTCATCAGTCGTAAAATAACAGCGGTAGACACCTCCAGTTGCTATGGATGATAATAATGCTTTCCCATCAACATCATAAAGGCGAAAGCCGTTTGCATCATAAAGAAGCGCTTCTGAAATCTTTTCCACTTTCGTGCATTCGATACTAGCCAATGTCAGAAGAACCTCACCACCTACCGATTGAAGCTCCTTGATTGTTAAAGACTCAAATATTGCTTTCAGTCTTACATACAGCTCATCAACCTCGATGTATGACCGTCCGGTCTTTGGATCGCGTTTGATGAGGAATCCTGAACCAAGTGCACCGGGAATAAAGTTCTGGGATTCTATATTGTCGGTAATAATACCGCCTAACAGCTTGATAAGAAACTCCATTGTCTCCTCCTGCGCCTTGTTCAAGAAGGTGGCAAGTGATCTCTTTGCGGAGAATACGTTTCTGTCAGACGGGATTGTCTTGTCATTAACCCCAATAACATACACACTCGTTCCACCACCTCCGACAGCAGAGCCGGAATAGGTTTGTCCCTTGTAAGTAAGGGAATCAAGCTTGCTCTCTATCTCACCGATACGGGAATATGAAGCCGTCTCACCGACTGTATAAATCGGGTGATCGTAAGGAATATCCAGCGGCCACTCGAAACCGATTATTCTTGATTGTCTGCCTTCCGGGAAAAATGCCTTATTTATCAGGTTGACTTTAGCCCCGACTTCGTATGTACGAATATTACCCTTATTGTAGATGAAATCAGCATCCATCTCACAATCGTAGGTGGACGGGTCAATCATGGATTTCTTTACGTACTCCTTTGCCTTTTTGAGTAAATCCTGCTCTGCGTCCGGCAACATCTGCTCGGAGATGTATGCGGTATCAAAGCCGTAAAGGATATATGTGTCTGCGGGGACTTCTTCACCGTCCTCCATGTGTGCGGTTTGCGGATAAAGAACATCATCCGGAAGAAAGCGACCGTAATCCTCATTGCGGACAATTTCGAAGGTTGTTCCGGTGTTATCGCTTTCTACAATATTGATAGCAAAGTCCATCCCGGCAAGCTTGCCAGTTTGGAATATCATGTGAAGTTCCTCACCATCCAGCCTAAAATCTTCTGTAAAGTTCTTCAGTCCCGTATCTTTGAAATTATAGATCCGATATTCCTTATCGTTATCGTCTACCTTGTCATCGTGGCTGACACTGGATATTGTGCCCTTGTATTGGGGATATTCATCCTCAAATATAACGATCTCTTCGATTGCTTCCTCTTCTGGCATTTCCACGTTATCCGGATCATTATAGCGTTCATCTCCGATATTGATACGTTCACCGGTCGGGCTGTATTTATAAGCATCTACATAAGAAATACCCTCCGGGAGCATAAGACGTTTCTGAACAACTCCGTTAAGGGTCATTTCCTTGTCATCCTTACTGAAGTAGTTATCGGGGACTTTACCGCTTATGATGTTGTTAATGGTGTACCGATTACCTAAAGAGGCGGTTACACCTTCCGGTAACTGGATAATGTTTGCTGCGTCACCGGTTAAAAGGTCGGGATTGTAAACAGCAGCAAAAGTCTGTCCGGCATTTGCACCGGAAAGGAATGTTACGGAAGTCGTTGCAGAAGAACCGCCATACACGTTAATATCGTATGTTACATACGCCTGAAAAGTCGATAACAGCTCGGAAGAAGCTGGAGCTGGTACGTGAACGTATACCCTTACTTTTAAATCAGAACTGTTTTTGTCGATAACCAACGTGTCGGGAACCTGTATTTTAGACACAATCTCATATTGTTGATTTTGGGCTAATGAAACGGTCTGATTACCAATAATCACCTCTTTTGATTCCCCGGAAACATTATAGATATATGACGCCTTCAATATATAATCTCCTGCCGGTAGAAAAGCACGGTTCCCTATTTGCGGAACGGCTGTTGATATATTGATTGAAATTCCTCCCGAAACAACTTTATAAGAACCACCCTTGGCTGATGAAGCTAAAGTCTTATCAAGCGTCCATTCTGTATAAGAGGGAGTAAAAGAACCGCTGCCTTCGTTGCTACTAGCGGTATAGTCTTCCTTATATGTAACTCGTGACGGAAAGTAGCTTATTTTGAGCGGTCTTGACGTATCGGATATATTACGTCCATTAACCTCTTTTACGTCGAATATCAATTCTTTCCGGTAACTGGAAGGAATGTTACGGGTAGAACCAAAAGCGTAGATACGGGTCGCATAAGTGGTCTGGCTGTCGCTGCGTGTCATGCTGTTGACATTCACGTTTTCTGTGTCTGTCAAATCACCGGCTTTGAAATCAACGGGTGAGCTGTATTCACAACGTCCGAAATGAATAACGTGCTCTGTTATCCACCATTCACACTCCCAAGTCTCCGCCATCTGTGTGAGAGCGTCGATCAGATTCACGTTATCGTAGGAAATGAGCTTGGAAGTGTTTTCTACTGTGCTGTCAATCTCGTATGTAAACTCTTCCTCTCTGAACTTATATCCGAGTGCATTCAGGTTATCTAGAAAAACATTTAAATGCGTGTCAAGGGTAGCGGTGAGATTCCATGCGGCTTCGCGTCCGGTGGTTTCCGGTGTATAGAAAAACTTCTTGTTCTTCCATTTCCAGTAATAAGCATCAAGGCGGAGTTCGTAGTCGTATGCACCTGTCGTTGTATTGTAGGTAGGCTTATAAAGGTCTACAAGCTCAAATATTCCCAACTCATTGTCTACGTAGTCGCCTAGTTTGAAATACACCGGATTGGAAAGGCTAAATAGCAAAGTGATATAATCTTCCTGCATCAAAAGGAAGTGTCTTTTCGAACCCTCATTGATAGTAGTCGAAAAGCGAATGTTGCCGGATATGTCTTTGATGTCTACTAATTCTGCCATATCACAAAGTTCGCAGATAGAAACGTCAAAACATAAAATCCGGCAATCCTATGAACCACAATTTGCCTATTGTGGTAATTTTACTCTCTATTACCCGGATTTGGCTCGTTAAGCTTTACCGAAATCTTTGAAAACGTCCTTGCCGTATTGAAACCGAAAGGCTGTGAACGGGTGTAATATAGATGATAAACCTCCTCTCCTAAGGCGGGAACCTTGACAGTAAATTCCCCTTTTGTAATCTCATTCAGAAATGCCTTATACTTGGTGATGTAGTCAGACGGAGAACTTCCTTGTAGGGTAAAGGTTAGTGTTATATCCCGTTCGTCAATCTTCCGATTGGCTATAATTATTTTCTTCCCGTCCTGTAAACGGGATTTATTCTCTATAACTTCTTTCATTGGAAGCGGAGCGTAGATAGCTTCAATGAACCCATCTCCCATTCTCACGCCCCACGTTGCGAAAGCGTCTTTATTGTTAATTAATAAGTCGGCCATATATTATAATTTTGATGTATTTCGTTTAACTTCAGCAATATCCGTCTCAATATTCTTCAATGACTTGTTCATGCTTGTTGTATCATCATGAATACCAGTCAACTCCTCATAAGACAGCCTTAACAAATCCCGTGTCTCACTAGCAATGTCCTTTATCCCTGTGGTATTGGCAATAATAGGCAGCATATCCGCTCTCAATTCAAGAATAGACATTGTTTGTAGCTGATTCTGATTCTTGATTTCCTCTCCGGCAATTTGCAAAGCGGTGAAACGTCCGTTAAGCTCGTCGATTGAATCCTGTGACGCAGTGGCAAAGCCTTTCTTTGAGGCTTCTTGGGATGAAGATGAAGACCATCCAAAAACTTCCTCCAGTCGATCACGTTCCGCCAACATCGCATCTGTTATACTTTGTTGCATAGAACGCAACCTGTCTACTTCTGATTCACTGAATAATCCATCTTCTCCAGCTTTAGACCAACTATCATAAAGTTCCTGTATTTTAGTATCGTAGTTCTTGGATATAACAGACTGAAGTATGGATTTTCTTAAATACTCTTCAAAACTATCGGCAAAATCTTTATTGGTGCTATCAAGATCAGATAACAGGCTTACGTAACTATCTCGGAAACTATCAAAGGATATTCCTGTAATCTGCTCCTTTACTGATTCTATGATTTCCGCCTCCGTCTCTCCGTATTGAATAATATCATCCAAATAACCTCTAAAATCCGTGTCCATTTGTGACCACAGACCGGAATAATTTGTCTTTATCCACTCCAGTTGATCGGCTGACATATAAAGCAGGTTCCACATATTGCTGAATTCGACACCTCCAAGAGCACTAGATATTTCTCCAGCTACATCTTTCCAGTTCTGACCTTCATATTTATAGGAGCCTTGCCACATTCTATACGCCATAGAGTGACTGCCTGCACTTGCTCCAGCGTCTAAGCGTTCACTAGCAAGCTCCCTAGTTATATCTCTTTCGGCTTTCAATAGGTCTAAAGCTTCCTTGCCCGCTTTGGTTGCTTCCGCTCCGTATGATTCATTTATATAAGCTTTTTTCTTATCTAAGAGTTGATCCCAAACATCAAGTAATACGTCATACTTGGCTACCATTTCGTTGTAATCAGAATAGTTTGCACCTCCGAGCCCCAAATCAATTCCTAACATCTTGAACGGAACCTCAATAGTTCCACCAATGGCACTAATAACATTGTTCACAATATTTTTGCCAAATTCGACTCCTCCATCTTTCCCAAATTCATCAAGAAGAGAGAGGACAGCTGCAATAATTCCTCCTATTTTGCTACCGGATTCACTTAACGCATCTACCAATCCTCCAACAGCACTACCAAAGCTACTTAAGTTAAATTCCGCACTTCCCAGTTGCTGCATAGCATCAGCAACAGCCGTTATATTACTAATTGCCTTATCCCTGGATTTTTCAACATTGGTCTGTGCATTGACTTGTGTATTTTGAGCTTTATTTACTTTCTTTTGTGCTTCTTCTTTTTCGGCATCCGTTCCTTTCTTATTAGCTTCAACCAGTTCCTCTTCTGCTTTTTTCAGTTGTTCTGTAGCATCCGCTAACTCTTTCATAGAATCAGCCATACCTCCAAAGAAACCACCTTTATCGACAAGGGTATCATTGATGGAATTTATTGCGGTTTCAATAACTTGTATTTGTTCCGGAGTAGCATTTTTGAATTCAGAAGACTTCTTAAACTCCTGCAACTGCTTCTTTATTTTGGTTAGTTGATCTTTAGTAACTTTGCTCAAATCACCGAAAATCATTTCCCAATTTATTTCCTCTTTAAGCTTACTCAAATCCAAGTTAGCTAAAGCTTCCTCAAACTCCTTTTGTAAGGATGCTGCTTCTCCGGCATTGGCGGCTTTATTAATAGCATCTGCATATTTCCGAGTGATGGCCTCTTTTTTCTGTTGGAATGTACCATATTTTATGATATATTCATTCCACGCCTCTTCTTGGTTACGTATTTGGTCGTTAATTTGGCGTTTACTCACATATCCAATAGTAGCATCAATAGAAGAGGTATCTACTTTAACAGAAGAAGGATCGAATGTTTTCTTTTTATAGTTCTTATTTTTCTTTACATTCAATTCTTCCCTTGCATCAAAAAGTTTCCTTTGATACTCAATCTCTGTCCGAATGTAATCTTCTCTCTGGCGTTTTAAGTCTTGTATTTCCTTTTTGTTATCCAAAGCTCTTTGTGCCCGTATTTTTGCTTCCCCTTCCTCCATCGTATTAATACGAGCTTGGAAAGCCTGATTTTCCAAATCTTCTTCTCTTCGCTTTCTTTCAAGAGCCTGTTTATCCAAAAGATTGGCTATCTTCTTTTGTTGGTCTAAAATAGAATTGTAATCTTCATCTGGATCTTCATACTTTCCACCTAGACCAGCAACTGTTACCAACTTCTCAAGAGATTGAGACGATTTTTGATAAGAATCTTGTAGATTTTCTTGTATTGCTATTTCTCTATCAGTTTCTTTTATTCGGTCTTTTATTCCCTCAATTTCTTTAGCTAATCCGGCATAACTTTCTGGTCTGGCTCTCATTTGAGAAAGCTGTTGAACCGTTGCTTCTTTTGCAACTAATTCTTGCTCTAATCTCTGTTTTGTGATATATGCAATATTTTTAGATACTCCAGCTTGAAATGATTTATACCAATTCTTTGCGATTTGATCGGCCGCTGCTGTCGCTTTAGCATTTGCTATAATTTGCCTTGTTTGCTCTTTAATAGACTTTGCGACCTCACCATTTTTTATAGATTCATCTGATAAGTTTTTAAGATGAGAAGGGAACGATCTTTTCAGCTCTTTTACTGCATTATTCCTTTCTTTTGTAGATTTAGTTACATCTGTTGCAATCTTATACAGACTGTTAAGTTTAGTAATTTCTTTTGAACTTTGTTCTATTCCTGTAGATGTTACATTATATAAATATCGTTGAGCTGTATATAAATTCTTGATAGCTTTTTCGGCTTTCCCTAAACCACTAATCCATTTTACAAGCTTATCTCCGTACAACGTTAAAAGAGTGATCCCTACAGTTAAAGCCGTCTGCCAACTAACTATGGAAGAAACAACCTGTTTCCAAACAGGTGTAGCAGCTTGTCCACTCTTTCTCAAAGCTTCAAACTGAATCCTAGCCCTCTTTATTTCATCGGCAAGAATTGGCAAGTTATTAGAGATAGCCAAAAAGAAAGTTCTCCACCCAGAAGCCAAAGAAGGGAGCTCACGACCTATTTGTTGAATAGACATGCTTAGTCCATTCCAGCCGCTTGCATAATTACCGACATTCCTTTGATGATTCCCAATCGTTGCATCTAGCTCTTTTATTTTTGCATCTGCCTGTTGAATAGAAACTAATAGTTCTTTCCCGAATGGAGATGTTCGCTCACTTTCTGTCAATGCTCTATAAGCAGCTCTCATCCTACCTAAAGATTGAGAAAGAGCATCCATAGAAGTGGCGACAGCATTGTCTAACTTAGCGTTAGCACTCAAACTCTGTCTTACTTCAGCAAGTGCTGTTTTATGAGTAAGCAAAGAGTTATTTAATTGTTCCAGTCTCCTTTGTTGAGCAGATGAAAGGCTAGAAGATTCCCCCTGTGATTTAGTGATCTTTTTTATTTCTGCGTTAAGTAGCCGGATCGCATTTTGCTCTTCTATTAACCTCTTTATATTTTGTCCTCTCGTACCAAGAACATCACCGATTTCAGCTTTTAGTTCTTCATACGCTTTAGCCTGCGCCTGAATAGAAGCTGTTTCCGAAGCATTATCGGAAGAAAATGATGAAGTACTAGAAGAAGATACATTATTTACTTTTTCCGCCTGCGACATTTTTTCCTGTGCCCGAATAATTTTATTCGAAGCATCAATAATTTTATTTGCAGACGTTGTTATCCTAGCCTCCGTCTCTCCCACCTTAGCGGCTAAGGCATCATATTGAGTTGTGAGACTCTTTAATTGTGCCTCCAAACCTTGTGCTATATCAATATCTACTTTTACATTGATACTTTTCAATGACTTCTTTACATTCTCGATTTCTTGCTTCAATTTTTGGAGCTTCTGAATGTCACTGTCTACATTTGCAAATATCCCTGCCATATTTATTTATATATTTTCTTTTGGACTTGCCTTATTGCGTATTTTCTTGCTGCCGTCAACACATCATATCCCTTTGATTCTACAAAAGAGGCATAAGGCATTCCGTCAGCTAAATATAATCCGTCTTGTGGCTTTTCCGAGTATATCAACATATTTTCTGTATTTCTCACAGCTTCGGGATGCCCTCCATCATCTCCTACTTCAATAGCTACTATACGCCCATCTCTTACCACACAGAAACCAGGAGCATTACGTAGATTAAATGTATGATTTTGATATTCTCCGTTTTTCTGGGCGTAACGTATGGCGTCTTTCCCTATTTCTACTAACTTAGAAAAGAAAGCGTCCTCTATTTGTTTTTGAAGTTCGCTCAATCCGCTATCATCCCCTATGAATTCCATACCTACTTATTTTGACGCCTTCGTGATGCCATATCTTTACCCTTCACTTTCTTTATTTTATCTCCAAATACTTGATGTATTTTATCACGTTGCATTAAAACCAGATTTCTATATGGTATTTCATATACAACTTCTTTATAAGACAAATGCAAATTTTCCATGAACGACGCAATTTGTCCTAATAGCGTTTCATTACCGGCTATTTCGGTGTCGCTGCCAGCAGGCTTACGTTCTTCGCTAAGCCGACAGCTTTCTGAAAAACCGATACATCAATCATTGAGATTGCTTCTTCCACACCATTTACGCACTCTTCATAAGTACCTTTAGAAAGTTCCTCAAAAAGACTATCATCACCGTTAATAAACCATGAAAGAGCGTGAGCATAGTATTTTAAATCTGCTAGAGAAATCAGAATCTCTCTTAATGTTTCTCCCTCTCGCACATCACATAAGTATGATATAGCATTTGACAAACTGTGTATAGTTGGAGGATATATTGTATATCCTTTCTTATTCACAATAATTGTCCTAAAATCATTTCCAATAATTGATTGTGATATAACTTTTGCTCCTTTGTTCATAACTATCTTATTAAAAAGGGGCAAGAACGACAAATCCTCACCCCTCACCACTTTACAATATAGATAATGTCTCTGACGGTTGCGTCCCATCTTCTCCTGAAGAGCCATAGTTTGCAGTACTCCCAGCGTTCACCCGCCTTGATCTAGCTGAATAACTATTTGAATTCGTAGCTGTTTCAGAAGAAGCAAGTGCTACATTTTCAGATCTTCATACCCCTTCTTTTACTTCACTCGCATCAAACCAGTATTCCGGCATAACAGCCTCATTTAAAGGTTCTAACATCGTAGCTACAACTGCAATACCAACCGCACCATCAGTATTGGCTTCACGAGCTACTACATTTGCATAAGGAAGAACGCAATACTGATCGTCTTGCGTTAATGCAATCAAACATTTTTTCACCTCCACAATACCACGGGCACGCTTCCAACCTTTATCGGTATTAATAATTTCACCGCCCATAAGTTCTTTTTTTGTTGCATAATCATAGCGACCAATCGTGAAGTTAAAGGTCACATCTCCCATTGCTTTAGCTCCCATACGGTAAGTTGAACCTGTCAGCTGATTTTTGTAAGGTTCTTGCGTAGGATCTCCTTCTTCAATGGTCCACGTGTCTTGATGCACATTTTTAATCTCGGTAGCAGATCCGTTCGTTTTTACTAGGGCATATAACGCTGTACCTGTCAAATCAGCTGATACTGCATCTTCATCGGCATACCATAATCTTTTTATATCAACCGCTGATATTTGTATACTTTCCGCCATATCTTTTATATTTTTATATTTAAAACTTTAAACTTTAAAACCACATTTACATAACTACATGCAAGCTTTAAATCTTCTTCTATCCCTATCCGGTCTATTTCCCAATGATATTGAGTACTATCAAACACTCCACTTTCTCCTATTAAAAACTGTTTTGCAGTTCTTTCCAACTCGTTTAATCGTACCGTATTAGTCTTACCACTGGTCAAATATGGAACGCAGATGTTGATATGAGGATAACATATCTCCCAATAAGTTTCCGGCTCCAAAGCGTCTCTTACAACAATCACTATTAATTCGTTTTTTACACCTTTCTTAATGGTATTCCAACTGTCGTAAACGTCTTTTATCAAGAAGTCTTTTAGCTTATCACACAAAATCTTATATATGTCAGTCGTTACAATCATACCCAAATATCACATCTACCCTTAAACTCCTCCGAATAGCATTCGGCATTCTTCTTCACATCTCCCTCTCCTACAGTATTTCCTTCAGCATCCAGACACCTGATATGAGATCCTAAAACAATCTTTTTACCCTCATAAACCACATGGTAATTATATACCCAGCGCTCACCATTGACAGAAACTTCCTTTTGTTGGGAGTTGTCATGGCAGAAGCAATCTGTTACATCTTGCCAAGACTCTCCACCGGTTCCCGGTATTGGTCGGTTATACTCGTCGTTCTCTTCTGGAGTAATAACCTGTATTTGTAATTTATGTGGGGCAGTTTCTAGCATATCACCAAAATGTTACTTTAGGTTTATCTGTATTCAGTTCGTCCTTCAGTCCATACTTATTGCATAAAAAAGAATAATAGGACTTTATACCAGAAATATCCCAAGAAAGAGACTTTGAATGACCGTTTTCTGATACCGATTTAGAAGTAGCTCTAAGCAATAAGGAGGGAATAAATCTTGCTATCGCAACAGAGATAGACTGCATATTATTTTCAGTCATTTCCCCGTCAGGGTCAACCCCGGAAGAAAGATTAATCTCTACCAAGTCAGCCTCCGACAATGATATGCCGAAGGACTGAAACTTTTGCTTTATGTAGTCACTAATTATCATACTTACGCATTCATCGTATCCAGGTCAAAAATTACAATCTTGTTTGGAGATGTAAATTCCGGAATCCATTCGGCTCCATATTCCATGAAGCGGCCTTCATCCGTACGTATGTTGGAAATATACATACCACCTTCTGAACGGGTGTAAGTCTTTCCCGGAACCGGATCGGTTATTTCATACGGAGTATGCCAGCGCATCTTTCCCTGTTTAGGAGTGGTAAACAAAGAAATACGGTTGTCTTTAAATACCTGTTTGAAAGTGCCGTCTGACAATTCCACCAAATCTTCGTTGATTACGATAGGCGGCAAGCCCAATCCTCTAAAGATAGTGGTCGCCATCTCACTGGACATAAGCCCGGCAGACAGTCGGACTTCTTTAGAATCAAAGCTTTGTTTGTAAAAATCCCCAAAGTCCTTTGATCCAATAATGCTGTTGATAAAAGTCCTTCGGGACATTTCCATAGAAACGAACATGCCGAACTTGGTACGTAATTCAACGGTTTTCTCCATAAGATAACGAACAAAGTTCAGTTTGTCTGCAACTTGCGGAGTGATACGATGAACCGGAAGTTCCATTTCAAGCAATTCAATTCCTTGCGGATTATCGTCTACTTTTACGGATGCCTTACCATCAGAACGAAGATCACCATCCACAATATCCATACGTTTGTGTGGAGCAAGCAATACCTGACGCATATCATCTACAATATAGTTGATAATATCGTCCAGTGCGGCCCGTTGATCTGGTGTCTTCGCCTGATTAAACTTATTGATTAGTTCTTGAAGCATATCGAGTCTATCGTTGTCCATCTGGTATCTATCCCCCATATAGGCAACTTCGCCATATCCGGAACCCAAAGATTTACGCTCTCTTAACGGCTTGTTAGAGTTACGGTCAATTACAGAACCGGCAACAACACCCGTTACTGTCCCCAAATATGTTTTGAACACACGGGATTTCGTTTCCTCAAAATCAAGGTGCTTTTTCCAAAAGATTTGATCCAGTCTTAGAGCCTGCACACGGTCGATAACCGCTTTCACCACTCCCGGATCATTCAGTAATGTTTGAATAGTCAAATACATAGTTCCTCCTTTCTTTAATAAGTGAACATGAATCTGTCACCCAAAGTCTCCTTATCCTTATCGGAGATAGGAACAATGAGTCTTGTCGGTCTGATCTCGTACGCTTGGCCTATAGCGGTAACAGTTGCACCCGCTTCTACTTTAGTCCATGCATAATTCAAAGCCGTAGCTGTCGCTTTTGCCGTTTTACCGGCTGCGGCAGTAGCTTCAAACAATACCGCATCCTTTTCTGCGGCAAGCGTTGGTGAAGCGGCCAGAGTAACGGTATCATATTCCGCATTACTTTTGTCGATAGCTTCAATTGTACCGCCATTTGTACCATTACCAATATGCATACCGACGTACGCAAGAGAATTTTTCTTGATCTTCAACGAAGTAGAACCGGCAGTGATCTTCTCGGCTACTTCAACATTCAAAACAGCTTTTGCCGTTCGTTTCACAAAATCAAGAACCAAAGGGGTAAGAGGCGGGATCTGCGCAACCCCTGTCAAATTCGAAATATCCAGATTGAAGCCACCGGAATATATATAAACCGTTTCAAAACGGCACATTTCCGGCATTTGCTTCTCAATCGGACTTAAATCATACTTAAAACCTGCTGGCATAATTAATCCTGTTTAGAGTTTTTAATTTCTTCAGTTCCCTTGTTTATCAGGGTGGCAATGTCGTTTGAATTGTTCTGCTCATTGCTTCCCGATTCGGGAGTTCTCACATCTTGAAATCCTGCGTTGGCAAACGTCTGCTTTGCATCCTTGAAATAGTTATCCAAGTTTGCATCTTCGGGAATGCTCAACATAGGAACAAGGCTTTCGGGAATACCATACTCCTTCGCTTTTCCCATGATTTGCTCTTGGCGAGTGGCCTGCGCCTTCTCCGTTTCAAGTTGAGTGAGCTTGTCAGAAAGAGGTTTAAAGGCTGCACTCACTGCGTTCGCAATGATGGTCGCTATATCATCTTTCTTTTCTTCCGGCTTCGGATTTGGGTTAGGATTGGGATTCTCGATTTTATTTTTCAATTCGTCCAATTGTTTTTGTAGACCCGATTTTTCGTTTCTAACAGTATCAATGTCTCCTTGAAAAGCCTTCAGAAGTCCTTCGACCCCACTAATAGCAGTTTCTATTTGACTTTCTTCAGTTACGGTTTTAGACAAGTAGTCAGCCACCCCGTCAAACGCTTTATCACCAAACCCAAAGGTTTTATACTTCGTTTTTAGTGCTACTAAGATTTTTTCTTTCATACTGTATGAATTAGTTTTTATTTTCAACAGCATAAAGTTACACTCAAAGAAGAAAGCTATAAAATAATTACATGAGGGATAAACCACAATTGCCCAATTGTGGGAAATTAGTTGTTTTAAGGCATAAATAAATGCTCTTCTTTGTGATATTAGCCGTTCTAATAGACAGAGAATACAAGGTAATGAAGTTAGTGCTATTGGTGAGAGAGAAGGTGATGCTGAAACTGTTAATAATTAACATTGTGAGGTTAGTGATGGTTAAATAACCATTGAAAATGCTCAATTTAGTGATCGTTTGTTGGGTGTTTGATGTTGTTGTTGTATATTTGCACGTCGATATGTACTAAACACATAATTATATAGCAATAACACTTACTAGAAATATAGATTGTCTTACAATTAATTATTTCTATGAAAGGAGATAAACATGAAGCCATTATTGTACACGCAACACACACTGATGATAGAAAATCCTTCTAAATCACTTCTCATGCTTACGAATCAGCTAAGGGATAAGAAGATATCCCATTTAGAAAGAGAAGTTTTTTTTATTTCCCCCAATAAATAAACAATGTTTGGTGTATAGTATATGATTTAAAATCACCAATTAATATAACACAATTGCAAAATGCCTATTGTAAAAGCAAAGTCTGAAGAAAACATTATTGCTGCTAATTTGTTAGTAGATAATGGAAAGCTTGCATCATCAATTCATTGTTTATATTACTCTTGTTTCCAATTGTCTAAATACGTGTTAGCTCATTATGAAGGGCTTAGTTACGATATTCAAGATAGGGAAACTAAATCTGTAGATTCTCATTTTTATATTTCTAGTCATATAAGTGAGAAGTTATCCAAAAAGAATAGATTTTATGGAATTGACTATAATACTTATTATGGCATATTAAAAATGTTAAGAAAGAGAGCAGATTATTCTAACGAGGAAATAACAGACAGAGATGTTGTTAGAGCCAAAGATAGCGCTGAAAAATTGAACAAATTACTCACTGAAAAATATGGAATATTATGAATGCTAAAGATTTTATTACTGAAAGTTTGGTTAGAATCGCTAATGAAATATCTCAAATTAACATAAGATATGCTTATGATGAGATTACTAATTTCCATATTATAGAAATTTCTCCAGAAGAAATAAGAAGAGGGGATGAAAAATATATGGAGATGGAGTATGAGTTGTGGAATAATTTTCGTACAATGTTTCCTCATGAGGATATTTTAATTTGTGAAATTAGCGACACAAATAATATGGATAATATATTATTTGAAAAAATAGCCCCAATATCCATTTCAGGGTATACTTCTTGTGAAAGTTCATGTGTTATTCCTGATTTTGACGGGATATATCAATCTTTCAATTATACAATTACTGAAAATAATTATACCAATACAATTGAATATTTTAATCTTGCAGCTTAAATTATGACAGAAAAAGTAGCTAAATTCCGACTAAAAGAATATAAAATAAATAAGGCTAATATAGAATTTAATCCTTCTATGCCAATTTCAGAAGACATATCTATTGAGCTTGAAAGAAAAAGTATGTCTAATGAAGACGAAAATCTGTATAGATTAGAATTCGGTGTAAAAATTGCAGATAAAGAACAAAATCTTCAAGTATATGCAAATCTTATTGGATTATTTGAATTTGATTCAGACATAGATGATAGGACAAAATCTATATTTTTTAATATAAATGCTCCAGCTATATTATTCCCTTACGTAAGAGCGTATATTTCTACTCTAACTTCTTTATCAGGAATTAGGCCGATCATATTGCCAACAATCAATCTTGCAAATCTTGAAGGAAAGCAAAATTAAGAGTGGTGTGTAAATTATATATAGAAGCGGAGTAACCTCCGCTTTTCTTTTGCCCTCTTGCGAAGGGCGGGAATGAGTTACAATGTTGACTCCGAGAAATCTAATTCGTAGATAACCTTTCCGCTTTCATCCCTTTTGAATTTTCCCACGCAGATAAGTTCGGGGAATCCGGGTTCAGGTGCCCAAAAAGGAACGGATATTGCATCTCCTTCGGCAAGATTCAGCGTTTTTACTAGCTTTTCGGCTTCTTCCTTGCATGTTTTCTCTAATATTTCCATGCTGTCCGTAGTTTTACCGCAACGGACTACAAATTCATTTTGAATGTTTTCTTTTTTCATGATTATATCGTGTATAATGAGTATCAAAAGATATCCAAAAATTTTTTCACACTAAACTTATCTATAAAAAACTTATCTAAAGACTCTGATCCTTCCCTAGAAAAAGAGTTCTTAAATTTATTATCTTTTATGTATTTATTATCTATAATTGATGAACGATTTCCTGTATTTCCCCACCCATCGATCATTATTCCACCTCCTTTTGTAAATTGTATATCCAAGATTGTAACTCTGTATTTTTTATCTTTTAAATCTATGATGACTTTATATGCTAAGTCATCATCAAATATTGTATTTCCAATTTTGCTACCTTTATATTTGTTGAAATCAATTTTGTTACCAGAAGAGCTTCCGATTATCCTAGATTCAGTTTGTTCGGCTATGCTTATATTCCCAAATATTTTAAAGTAATCAATTACTTCTTGAGTTGAAAAAGAGGTTTCATATACCTTCTGCCATATAATTCTATCATTAAATATTTTAAAGTTTAAGAATGTATCTTGAGAGTATACAGACGTAGCCAGGTTTACTAAAAGTAATAATAAAAACTTCTTCATATTTTGTGTGTATTATGGTTGTACGGAGGCAAATTAACATACAAATGCACACAAATGCAAATATTTCCTTACCTTTCTTTGGTTTTAGGTGATTTTTCTAGCATTAAATAAAAGTAGGAAGAAATAAAAAGCCTCACTCATATATAGGGCTCTAAGCAATTTATCCAAATACAGATTTAGCTTTTACAAAAGTAGAGTATCTTTCAAAATCAACATCATCTATTATGTCTTTAAACCTTCCTTTGTATACCCTTTTAAGTCTATCATAATCTATAGAATATTCTTTTTCCATTACACTAGGGTCTGTTACTTCAGTATTTTCTTTTACAATTTTCATATATGATTCGTAAACGTCTAATACAAATTCCTTTTTAAGCATCTCTTTTGCTTTATCTGTGTTTCCAATAATAAATTCCATTTTAGCCGGAGAAAGATCAGAAGATACATTAGGTAGCGATTTCCTTATTTTTTTGACATCATTAGTCATTCCCCATAACTTGAAAAATAGAATAATTTGTAATATTCCGAATACGATGATTACGATAGATACAAATAGTGTGATACCTTCCATGATTTACAATTTAATTAATAGCTTTTATTTAAAGAATATATTGTCATTATAATAGTGGGAGTTGTCATATTATCAATCCATATTTTATCCCACATACGAGAGAATACATAGTCATCCACATGCTGATAATCTATTTTCTCAACTTTACCATATCCGCTACTATCTAATCCTAAACAATCAGCACAAAAATTTATGAATTCCACAAGTTCTTTGGTTAAAAGGTTACTTCTCCCTTTAAATATGACATTTAATTCATTTTCTGCGACTTCTAATATTTCAGCTTCATAGAAAATTCCAAGTTCTAACTTTTTTAAGCGTAGTGTATAATGTTTTACTTCATTTCCATACGGGCTTGTTTCTGTATGAGAGTATACTGGATTATATTGAAAAAGATTATTTATATCAATCGAAAAGAAATCTTTTATATCTCTTTTAGGAGGTATATCCTGTTTACCTTTAAATAAATTGAATAATCCCATGCTATGTGTGTTTTATGTTATACAATGCGCAAACGTACAAAAATCAAAAATAAAATACAAGTTTTGCAATACCTTTCTGATTTCAACACATGAAAATCCCCGTATCTATTTAATACGGCAACTAGGTAATTTGAAAAAAGGGATTATAAATGAAGAAAAGCCGGATTTCTCCGACCTTCACTTTTTATCACTTATCCTTCGATAGGTTTTCGACTTGTTCTTTAAACGATTCAAAACGGGATCTATCTTGATTAAAATCATTATGATATTTAGCACGTATTTCTGCTATTACTTCCCAAGACACACCTTTGTTTGTAGCTTGATTTACGACTTTTTTTTCTTCTTCCTTGAAAGTTTTACTTTGCATTCCCATAATTACCTCCTTTTTATTTGGTTTATAGTTTTTCCGCTAACTTTTTAATATCCTCCTTACTCGAAACTTTGTGGATAGTTCCATCTAATTCGATGTAGCCGTTTATATTGGTTGGTTCCTCGAATAGTTCAGTAATTCTCACGTTTAGGGCATTGGCTATCTTTTCCAATGTATCTTTAGTAGGATTACCATTGATTGCTTTAGATAAACCCACAGCCGATAACCCTATTCTTTCCGCTAACTCTTTTTGAGTTATTCCTGCTTGCTTGCAGATATCCAATATTCGTAACTTCATAATTATACTTATAGTTTATTGCTTGCAAATATACAAAATTATAGCATTAGTTATTATTCTTTGCTTGAAAACATACTTCGAGTATATCAAATTAGCATTTATTAACCTTATAAGGTTTGTTTGTGTTATAATCGTAGTTATATTTGCATCGTAATAATAAAACTAAATGTTTAACGACTAGCATACATACGATTATGAAACGTTACAACTTATCCCAAATAATGAAATCCGCTTGGCGCTCTTACAAACGTGCCGGCAACGAAAGAACGTTCTCCGAATGTCTGAAATCAGCTTGGAGCCTTGCAAAATTGCAAGAATACTGCTCATCGGAAGCGGTAAAGGCTAGAACGGATCAGTTCTTGGCGGAAAGACATGAAGCCATGAGCAACGCTGCTAAGGCTACAATGGATAAGGGGTACAATAATAAGAGCATACCGGCATCGGCTTACTATACGGCTAGTACTGGAAGATACGGTGCTCATTACGTAGGAGATTAACCATTAAAATATACGAATATGCCAGAAATTACAATCATTGTATTATGCCTGCTTGCCGGATATAAGATGTTCGGTGATGATAACGACAGGTTTTTCATGTGCTAAGCAAGAGCGACACGATAGTATCAACACATTAAATAAAATCATTATGGAAACAAGAAGTTTGGAATTATGGTCTACCGATAGGATTGATTTGGTAGAAGCGAAAAACGGTCAAGCCGTGACCTCTTCTTTGGTGGTTGCGGATTACTTTAGGAAGGCACACAAAGATGTACTGAAAGCGATTAGAGGATTGGAGTGTAGTGCCAATTTCACAGAGCGCAATTTTGCGCCCTGTTTGTATATCAATGAGTTATGCAATAATGTAAAGAAAGAACTCCCCATGTACTACATGACCCGTGACGGCTTCACCTTCCTCGCCATGGGCTTCACCGGAAAGGTAGCCGCCCAGTTCAAGGAAGCCTACATCAACGCCTTCAACGAAATGGAAGAAAAGCTCCGATCCGAGCGTTGCACCAAGTACGCAGAACGCATCGTCAGAAAACAGGTGAAGGAGTTCAACCAATCATTGCAACAAACGCTCGCCAGCGGTCGCAAGAAGCACGGAAACACTTACGGTGGATTGATACCCTACGGAAAGGAAGAAGTTGCGTACAACCCGAAAGAAAGCATGGAATCGAATCTAAGGCGGATATTCGGTCAAGTACATGAGATGTGCAAGGATGGCTTTCTAATGACTTCGTTAGCTGTAGAGACGAACAAGATGCTACAAGAGCTTATTAACAAGAAATAGAGTAGTCAGGGGGCTTCGGCCTGGCACATTAGTTGACGCCAATCAGCAGGAAAGGGTAGCTTTAAGGCTGCCCTTTCTTTATGTCTGTACTCATGCAACGTTTCGCTCCCGGACCATATTTGAGATAATGGCGTAAACCTTATCCAAGATATTATTTCTTTCCGCTATTTCAAGTTTTGTTTCTCCCTTGAACTTCTTCTTGTAGTTACTAATAGAAATGTGATAGAGGTAATATAATTGCTCATAAACCTTGTGCCAAACGTCCTGTTGTCTAGTGTTGGTTGCCGAAGCATATTTGTTCACCAGTTGGCGGATCTTATCACGAAGAGAAATTTCCGGTACCTTTTCAGATGAAACAGCAACCGCTAACAACAACTTCCCGTTTTCTTCTCTCTCCTGTTCCATCGCGTCCAGTCTCTTTTCTACGTTTTCAATCCGTTTGCTTTGTTCAAGCAAAGCTTGTGCGGACTGGACCAGTATTTCAAGTTGGGATAATGGCTTCAGCTTTTCCTTTAGAGCTTTTTCCATCGCATTGAAAGCTGCAATATAATCAAGTTTAAAGCGCATAGCCTTTTTCCCTGTAAATCCCATAGCCAGCAAAGTAAAACCGTCACGATTCATTATAAACATTGGGTATTCTTGCTTATTTTGTTCGTTAACATAAATAGTTTCAACAAACATGGGGTCAGCCGAATTTTCGGCACACCCCTGTATAAGTTCCCTAATAGCATCTAAAACATGTTTATGCTCTTTCCCGAACTTTTCAGCCACCAACAAGCTACTTGTTAGCGCTTGGTTGTTCTCACCTTTAAATACTAAATCGTTCATATTATTAAATATTTTGTTCTATTTTTCCTATGATTTTTGTATAACCATCGGAATTTTTCCGACCACACACCCTAAAAATTGTCCTTTTTGACTGATTCAGAAGATTCTTTCTGTTCTTCCTCCTCAATCTCTTTCAGGACTTCATCCACCCTTTCGGCATTACCGGCAAACAAAATACCCTCTCTCCGGGACCATACTTTACCATCTATTGCACTAACTGCCGTTGTTACCCGTTCATCAATATCATCAATCATATATGGAACCAAATCCACATCAATATCAATAGTCTGGGACGCCTTGTCAAATTCGGATGGGTTAATATCCGCCAAAGCTGATACCAAGAAGTTTACCCTCCGTTGAAAGAACTCTCCAATTACTTCCGCATGATTAGATACCGCCATGTGCGCACCCATAAAAATATACCTGAACGCTTTCCCTGAAATGGCATTTCCAAGACCTTTCAATTCTTGCGGTGATATGCGTGGGGTATTCGTCAGGTCGTATGCCCTGTTAGTAAGCCCTTCGAGTTCCAATTTAACCGTATCAGGAACCTGATTCCAGGTCAGATATTGAGCGTTTGCCTTATCTCCGGTCAATTGTATGATCCTGTTGCGTTTCTTCCCTGTAAAGCCTGACACGTCCCCAAAGAGCATTAAATACGGGAAGAAATGGTAATCTATACAATCGGCATAGCTTGATAATATCTTCTCTATGCGTACACGTATAGTCTTTATCTTATGGCAATAAGTCTCCGGGCGATAACCATATAAGACAGGAAGTTTTTTAAACCCATGCCTGAAAGACTTCTCCTCTACCGCTTCCCACCTATTCGTATTTTCCCACTGGTAAACATGTGTAGCGGTAACAGTTTGAAAGCATACTATTTCTACATCGTCCAAGTCTTTCTTTTTATATTCACGTGAGAAGGCAACCAAATCTCCGGCATCATCAAAGAAAGGGTAAAGTTTATCTCCCCTGAATGGCGACCATATTACGCTGCGGAGCTTATTTTGCGGCCTCACACTTCCTCCGAAGGCCTTCTGTATTTTATTCCAGAATTTAGCCCAGAACGAATCATCTTTGACTGCATACCAGTATTCGGCACATTCCTGTTCAGAAAGCCATGAACGGACTATACGTTTATTCTGGTACTTTATTTTATTCTTCTTCAATACTTGCTGGATAGCATAAAATAACCCTTTTTCGTCCTCATTAGACGGAGCGCAATCCATCTTAGGCTCAACTCCTACCGTAAATGCTGTTTGAATATTGGTTATATCTTGCTCCAGCGGGATAGATATACGGTTGCACGGCTCTGTACGTTTTTTAGCTGGGATAGTAGTGCTTTTACCGGTACTATCATTCCATTCTTCCCTTTCCTTCTCTTCAACAACTTCGATATCCGGGTATTTTTCTTTATCCACAATGATTTCATGCAAATCAGCATTCCAATCCTTCCAGTTTTCACCGGTATTGGGTTCCTCCGTTTTACGCCCTTTCTTCAAATATTCGATCTTCTGATCTACATCTTCTAATGCTAAAATCTCTTCTAATGTCATATTGATATATTTTTAACGTCCAAAAATCCCCGAATAATCTTTAGGTTTCTGAATTTTACCAAGAAGCTCACCCAATACATAATAACGGGCTGCATCGATAGCGTGGTTATCATGATCTTCCGGTTCATTTATATAGTTCCCATCTTTATCTTTAGCCCACACATATTTCCGTAGTTCTTTCTGAAGATTGTATGAACGTTTAGTTACAAAAATCTCCATGGTCTTCATTTTGTCTATACCTGCGTTAATAGAACCCGCTCCCTTTTCGACAGGATATATTTTTATCCCTCCATTGTGTATTTCTTGAATCAACCGTGGGTCAGCACTATCGGCTATAACCTTCAATCCCCATGGACGAAGCGTTTTAATGATGTCAGAGGAAAGAAGCCCGGTCCGGTAATCCACTTCATCCAAATACAGAGCATTATCAATAATTCCGCAACGAATAGAGGCGGACGGGTCATGAGTATACCCGAAATCTTGCCCAAAAGCAACCTTTTTGCACCAAATCGGGAACTCATCAACAATGCCCCATTTTTTGAATACAGCACCTTCTGCCACGTCAGCCCATCGTCCGATAACCACATGAGCATATTTATCCGGATCATTTACTTTCATATCCTCAACCTCTTTCAGAAACTCCGGTGAAAGATTCTCCAAATTATCAAAACAGGTGGTGTGGATATGAAGAACATTCGGATGAGTAGAGACTTGCACCTGCACTCCGTCAATCTCTACGAGCTTGTGAGTATTCTCGATGTACTTTTTATAAATGAAGTGATTAGAGTCGCAGGGGTTCATTATGATGATAATCCGGTTCTGAATCCCTTTCTTACGGATGGAGAGCATTATCTTATCAAATTCTTCCTCATTCGTCCACTCTTCCGCTTCATCGCATACAAAAGTAGTGATACCCTGAATAGATTTTAATTTTGCCGTCTGATTACCGGAAGAAGTCTTGATGCCTCGGAACATTATACGACTATTAGTCATTTTATTGACTATATCCGTCTTGGTAGTCTTGAAATACTTAGTTGTTCCGTCTAGCTCTATCTTCTCCATCATTTCCGGAATGATAGACATACCAGCGGAAACCATCGTGTAGCGGGTGTAGAGAACCTGATGCACTATCTTTTCTACCGGAGTCATTTCAAAGGTCAACCGTTCAATGAAGGTGGAAGCATTAAAGGATTTGCCGGAGCCACGACCACCGGTGATAAGAATAATGAATTTATCCGTATCAGTGTATAATGGATGGTAAATTTCTTGAGGTACTATCATTTCAGCTTGTCTTTAATCCAGGAATCAATACTAATACCGTGGTCTATATTGGTAGGTATATTGGCATCTTCGGGCTTTGTCTCTTGCATAGGCTTTCCCCATAGCTTTTCGGTCAGTTCCTTTAACGTAGCGATAGAACCCTTGCCGGAATCTTTATATAATGCTCTGCAAATATTAATGACCCACATGGGGGTATCATCTTTATCTATAATATCCTCAACCTCTTTTTTGGTACATTGCATAACATACACTACAACCTCCTTCCATTCGTCATAGGATATATTATAGGCTTTTTTTGCAATAGTATATAGCTTAGGCTTCCGGCCTCTGTTTAGAGGCTGGTTTTCGCTCGTAAATCTTGTTTTCTTTCCATCTTTAGCTATATTCTTATTTGCCATTTCAAACCGTTTACAAACCGTTTTCTACTTGCTTTATTATTATAAATTACCACCCTCTGTACTTACTAGAGCGATTAGTCCCTTTCATTACTTCTATTCGTTGAATATAATAATTATCAGGTTCATATATACCAGCATCTTTATCGCTTCTTTCGGCTTGTTTTATCGCCTTTTTCGCAACATCAGAACTAATATAACCGTTAGACTCATTTCCCGTTATCTTGTCAACAAATACATATTGAATCTCTGTTGCATTGGAACTCGCTTTTGTAGGTCCCTGAATAGGTTCGGTAAATCCCGGCCCAGTTCTACGGGAAGATTTTGCACTGCCCCCCCTAATTCCTCCTGATGTCTTTGCCATTATCTTTTCCTCCTTCGTCTTAAGGTACTCCCCGATAATGTTGGATTAAGCATCAATACTTCAACTGGATAACCGGTATTTCTCGATAGATTATCCATAACTGTCCTAGTTGCTTTATATATTCTATCCCGATTAGCATTCCCATAAGTCCTAATTAAGCGGTGCATTGCTTTCTTTGCATCTACTCCGCTTCTGATTCTATCACGTCCTCTAATCCCTCCACTTGTTTTAGCCATTTCAATCTCCTTTCTTAACTCTGTTAGCCATAAACTGTTCGACATATATAATGCTGTTTTGCACGCATATATCTTTTATTTTATCTCCACCACCGTAAACTATCATATTAGGAATATCCTTTCCCGATATTTCACGAGCAATCTGAATTTCTTCTTTTAAATACTCCTGCCTGTCAGAATATCCACGGGTCGCAAAAGCGTTATACCCGTCAGGAACACCTAAACGATTCCACTTTTGAAACTTCTTTGCCACATTCAAATCAGCCCACACCTTCACACCACATTCTTGCCAATATCTGGAAATCCACCTCTTTTTGTATATTTGATGTAATCCGTAGGCAACAGGGGTTGTGTCGAACAAAGACAAGTTCGGCTCTATGACAGCCTCACATCCGCTATTAAGAACAGTTGTCGGGTCTTTCCATATTGCTTCAAATCGGTAATCCTCCACATAGAAATGATAGGTGGATATTCCTTTCTTCTGCCTGGTATCAGCGCCCCATGCTGATAAAGGAATTACAAGACCGCTTACTGGCTGTTCGTCCGCCCTTAAATTAGGAATGTCAAAATCATTATTGCTGTCATATATCCTGTCACCAAGCATCATATCGTAGAAATCAGCCTTTTCTATATCCTCTTCGCTTTCTTCTTCCTGTTGTTCCTCTGAACTACGCTCTGAAGACTTTTGTTCCGGCTCCTGCCACACCTCAAATCCCCAATCATCAAGCTCTTTGCCGTCCCATTCATTGGCAATCATATCCCAGTCTGTCTCTCCGAAGGGATTATTATCCTGAATAAGCATTTGACGAAGCTTTTCTACTGGCATATCTTCCGGTAAAATACAGCATGGCACTTCTTTCCATCCTAAATGCCTGTAAGCATGCAAACGCATATTTCCCCCAATTACAATGTATCCACCGTTATATGGGTAAACAAGAATATCCCTTGCTTCTGTCATTTCGGGAAGCTCTTTTATTGATTTACAAAGCTTACGAAATCTTTCTCCTTTGATAAGTCTAGGATTCTTCGGTAATCCCGCTATTTGCCCATCATTGGGATACACTTTAGATATTACTATGTTTTCTCTTTTTATCATACCTTATCTATTATACCATTGTCTTTCAACCGAGATACAATTCCAGTGTAAATATACTCTATATCCTTCCGAAAGTCCTTATAATTATTGTAGAGAACAACCACAGTTTCGATATTGTGGGAAATAAATGTTTTATCGCTGATATTTACCGATTCGGCAATCTTATCCCGAAGTCCTTTTGGCATTCTTCCACCGGCCAATACACTGGGAGCATAAAGGAAAAGAATAATAAATATAAACTTCTTTCTGATATGAACGCTATCCTTATTTCCCGGGCAATCCCTAAAATCCTGTATTTCGCAAAACCATTTATATATGGATGGAATATAATCCAGATCTGACATAATAGGAGCAGATAATTCAGACTCTCTTTCCGACAATCTGGATTTCTGCTCTCTGATAGATTTTAACTCTGATATTTCTGAAAACATAGTACGATTATTTAAAAGTAAATAGTATATTTGCATCATAATCGTGTAAGATTTGGGAGAATTAAGCTTGGTCGTGCTCGCTGGTTCTCCCTTTCTATTTTAAAGGATCAATCATTTGTTCTCTGTCTTCCATTTTTCTTTTAAGATAATTGTATTCCTGTTCAATACATTTACCTATCTTTTCTACATCTTCATAACGTTCGGCTTTTATCAGATCTCTTTTAAAGCTTTCAAGCTGATTGATGTATACGATGTCATTACGATCAGTTACGTGCTGAATATAATTTTTGATGTCATTCAGCTTGCCCTCCATGCG